TCAAGCGCAGCGCCAGGTGGTACATGGGGTCCGCGGGGTCGGGATTGCGCAGGCTCTCGACCGCGTCGGCGAAGAATGTGGCGCCGGCGCGCCAGCCTTCATTGCGGGCCTCGTCGGCCCATTTCTCGCCGGTCTCGCGGCTGATAAACGCCGAGCCGCTAAACAGACCAGCCCGCTTGATACCGGCCGAATCCGCGGCAGACCGCATGGCCGCGCGTGCAGCCTCAAGCTCGGCCTCTGCGCGATCGAACCGCTGCTGCAGCAGCGCCAGCGAAGTGTTCCCGCCGCCCGACGTGAGCCCGAGACGGTGCCTCAAAAAGTCAAAGTCGACGGCCATCAAGGATCTCCATTTCGGGATTCCGCATGCCACAGGCGGAGCACAGCGCCAACGGTGCGGGAACTTTGGGAAGTCCGGGAAGTCCGCCGACCTTGCGCGGCACGGTGTCCACGGCCACCGTCAGGTGCGGCCCACGGTAGCGACCCTGCACCACGCCGCGCCGGATCAGCTCGCGGAGCCACTTGCTGGAGTAGCCGGTTTGCTCTGCGGCCTCCCGCAGAAGCAACCACCGCCGCGGCGCGCCATCTTCGCCCTGGTCGGTCGGCGACGGTTGCTTCAACGCCGCGACGAGCAGCGCTACAGTGCGCTCGAGCACGGCGACTCGCTGCTCCAGCTCCGTCATCGTCGCTCCCTCCGTCGCTTTGGCGGCAGCGTCCGGCTGACGACCATGACGTCCCGACCGCCGACCCTGATCGTACGGATAGTCGGCGCGATCCGGCGCGGCTTGGTGGCGGCGGCTACCATTTGCTGTCGTCCGCCCAGTCAGGCAACTCGAGGCCCGGCCCGCGCATCGACGGGACGACGTTGCCCTGAACCGGCTGCGGGGGGCCGAGTTCGTCGGCCTCTTCGTACCGACAAAGTGCACCGATCAACCGGTATCCATCAGCATCGTTGCAGCCGATCAGCACGGTGCCGATGCGGAGATACACGCGCGGCTGGTCATTCTCCCCACCATCCTTGCGCAAGCCGAATTCGACCACCATCGGCTCGGCGTCATCCACAACCTGCAAACCTTTCTGGAATGAAGGCCCGAGCTTGAATTGGCGGCCTTCGGCGGCGAGCCCGAGTCGGCTCAGAACACGCTTGGCGGCGAAGGCTACAAAGGAAGCTTCGCGCAAGGTCATGGGCCAGTCGAGCGGGTCGGTTTCCAAAAAAAATGGTGTGGCTCGGTTGTCGAGGTTGCGGCCGCCGGACATGGTCATTTGCCAGCCGGTCGCGGCGTCGGCGATCTGTAAGTCGAACAGCGTAATGCGTGGCGACATTTTCTCTTCCCCTAATGCGGCAACAGCTCTGCAAGACTTTCTGCTCGCGTTTTTACGACGCGCTTCTCGCCCGGCCTCAGCGGCCGCGGCGGCGTTTCCAGCTCATCGACGAGCTTGCGCCAACCCACATCGCTGATCCAATTCGTGCCGTACTTAATGGCGGCAGCGGATGCATAGATCGTGCAATCCAGACATTCGTTCGCCTGCCGATCAGGCTTTTCCCACCGCCAAATAACGACGCCCATGCGTTTATGTGCCACACGAGTTTCAGAAACGAGTTCCTGATAGAAACGATCCGGTAGATCACGCGGGAAACTGACATATCCCGGCAGCGCCGCATCGTCTTTCGTCAAGTCTTTGTAGAGCGCGAGCTTGAAGATATTCGTCCCGACGCTGAAAAACCGCTTTGAATACTTCAGCGGCACGCCAGTCTTTTCGTTGCGCTCGCGTGCGACGCGCGCGATCCGCGGCGCCTGATCGTTAGACGCACCGCGCACCGCGATCAGCCGCGATGAAGGATAGCGCCGCGCAAATTGCAACACGTCATCGGTACTGTAACCGGCATCAATCGCGGCCAGACTGATCGACATCTGCCTGCCGACGCAATTCGTCCAGCGGCGATCAAGCAATTGGTCGAGATTGCGCTGTGCATCAGGCTCGGAAATGTGTTTGCCGACCGTGCCGATGTCGATCACGAAACGGCGATAGCGCTCGCCCACGCCGAGCAGCACCCATTCGACTCTATCGAGCTGACAATCAACGCCGAGGAAAAGCAGCAAACAACCCTTCGGCACCTCGCCGCGTGCGTAATCGCTCTTGAGCGCACGATCTCTCAGCTCCTCCCACGGCCGTCCGTCCGATCTGCTTTCATACGGTTTGCCAAGCGCATCGTTCCAGAACGTCTTTTCGCTGGCCGGATCGCCGCGCGCTTTTTGCCATTCTCGCGCGATCTGCGACCAACTTTGTAAGTAACTGTACGCGCTCCAAATCCAGAACGATCTATGCTCCTTCGCGGCCGCAGGATTAGCCGCACGCCACTCGAAACCGGCGAGCATTTTCGGTCGGAAATGCTCCTCGATCACCGCACCGCAATCGACGCAGGTGAAGTGCGCATCGTCAGGATTCGCCGGGTCAAGCGCGGCGAGGAAGTTTTCCCATTCGAGGATTTGCATCGTGCCGCAATGCGGACACGGAACAAACGGCTGTTCTTGCGAGCCGGCCAGGAAGTTGGCGGTAATTCTGCAACCCGGCGTGACCAGCGGCGTGCTGATCTTGAAGATCTTGGCGTCCGCGATCGCCCTGCTGCGGGAGTCAGCCATCGCTTCGGGATCGCCCATATTGTTGGGCTCGTATTTGCTCAGATCGTCCTGAACCTGCGCGTCGATCGTGACTTGGCTCAAACTCGCTGGACTGTTTGCTCCTGTTATTAGAAGCCTCGACAAGCCGTCCGCCCTTTCCTTGTACAAAATTGACGCCAGCGAATCGCGCGCACGCTGCGGAAACTGCTCGCGCACCACCGCGGTCGATTTCATCAGCGGCTGCAATTTCATCTTGCTCCATCTCAAGGCGTTGTCGCTTGTCGGGTGCACATACAGAACCGAGCCGCGCGACACCGTCATAGAACCGAGCGCGAAGATCAGGCCGAGCACTGTTTTCCCAACTTGAGCGGAGCCGCACAGCGTCACAAACCGGGCAGGATCATCCGGCCCGAGCGCCTTCAACACCTCATCGAAAAACGGGAACAGTTGCCGGCTATACGGTCCGGGGAACGGACCGTCATCGAAGACGATATTCCGCTCGGCCCACGCCAAAAGATCGACCGGCGGCGGCGGCTCTAACGCTGCCGCAACGGTCTCAAGGCCGAGCCGCTGTGCGTTCGCTATCAGCATCATCAACCTCATCGTCGTCTACCAGCGGCGGCAGCATTACCGCCTCGTCACCCGCGGCCTTCGCCTGCCGCGCCCGGATCACGCGCCACGCCGAGCGCAACGTCCGCAGCGCGTCACGTGATGTCGCCGGCGGACTGGCCAAGAGCGCGTTCGCGAACTCGGTGAAGCTCGACTCGAACGCCGCCATCAGCCGGGCGGCAACCCGGCCCATTTCCTGACGCGCGTCAGCGGCGAGCAGATACCGGCCCGACTGCGCCGCTGCCTCAGCCCGGGCCTTGGCGTTCGAAAGCGCGAGCTGCTGTAACCGCGCCGCCTTGATCTCGTCCTCGACCGTAGGCTCGACCGTAGGAGCCACCGCAGCGCCGTTGCCGTTGAGCTGGGCGCGCCCTTGGCCGCCGAGGTGCTGCACCGGGTCCAGGTTGCGCTTGAGCTGCTCCAGGGCCACCGGAACGCAAATGCGAGCCCTATGGCCGTAACCGACGATCGCCGCGCCGCTGAGCTGCCCGGTGCGCAACCACTGTGAACCCGACTCGGCGAGATGTTCACCAGCGCGGCGAAGCGCTTCTTCGTCACCACCTCATCGTCAGCTTTCCGGCCATTCGACACGTCGTCACCCTTTCAACTTGAGACTTCAAATTTCGTCACACACTGGAACCGAAGTGCACGGGGGCGTTCCCCGATCGGCATTTCTAAAAAGTTCCAAGTACCTTTTGTTTTCAATGACTTAGCGGTCACGGTCATGCGCGCTTCTCCGCGACCACGGCCTCGACGAGGGAGACCATGCGCTCGAAGCGCTCCTTCCGCTCGACGCGCTCCGTCTCGACCTCCGCCTCGCTCAGCTTCCCCTTGCCGCTGAGCCGGCGATGCAGCTCGGCGACGTCGTCCCCCTGCAGGTCGCTGATGTCCCATCGTCGCGAGGACCTCGACGGGCGAGGGACACTCGGCGCAGACCGCGCGGCCGGGCTCCAACGTCTCGCTGTCCAGGTCGCGGCCGCAGGATAGGCACTCGCGCGGCAGACTTGCTTCACGTGTGATGTTCTTCTCAGTCATCGGCATGCTCTCCGTCGTTGCTGTTCAACTCGTGCAGTGCCTCGCCAATTCCCTCCGCGACTGAGTAGGCACCCGTCGGCCGTCCGCCGTTTCCGCCATTGCGCTGTTGCTTCTCGGCGGCCTCTTTGTTCCACTTGACGCGATTGCCGCACCACGTGCGCCACGATGCGCGCCAGTCTGCCGAGTCGTCTGCTTTGGCCAGATGGTAATCAACGAAGCGTGGAAACTCGGCTCGGGCCTGACCTGTGTTCAAGCCTTGGTGCTCTGCATCGGCGAGGTGCTGATCGGTGATCTCCAGATCAGGCGGGATCGTTGTCCTCGCCCTTGGCTTCCTTCCTCGCGCGCGCTCTATCTTCTCTTTCTTCTTCTTCTTAGGTGTACTTCTAAGGTGTATGGCGGACAAATCTGGACGATCTGATTGACCACTTTTGTCCGGTTGAGACACAATTCGTTCGGCCATTTCTGGCCGATCATGGTCAACTTCCACGCTATTTTGGCTCACTTCCTGCTCTGCCGACTGAGGTGCGTTCTCTGTCGATTGTGGCGTGATCGGCCATTTCTGGCCGAACAGGTCTGATTTCTCCGCTGTTTCATTGAACTTCTTATGTTTTGCCGACCGTTCCCTTTTCAGCATGGCGAGGAGCGGCGCGACCTTGGTGTACTTCGCCCAGTAGATGTTCGCCGTGCGGCCGGTCCGCGCCCATTTCAGCCATCCGGCCTCGGCGAGGCTCTGCCTCGCGCGCCGAACACTTCGATCGGTGCAACCGGCCTCAAAGGCGATCGTCGCGTCAGCCAACTTGGTGCGTTCGGTGCCCGCGTTGAGGTGATCCACAATCACGGACATCACGCGGTAGGAAGCGTCGGTGACGGTCCGGTCCATGCGGACTGCCCGAAGCAGATCGAGCCTTTGGCCGGTGAAGCTCGTGTCCTTCACGGCCCGCGCTCCTCGATCTTTTGTTGCTGGCGCGCCTGATATTGCTCCTCTTGCCGCCGATCGCGCTCCTCGTACCAGCGCTTACTTGCTGCGTCTTCGTCTACTTTGCGACGCACATCAGTGATCAGGTTCGGAAGGTTCTGGATCCGCGATCTCGCATGCTGGATTTTTAGCCTCTCCTCGTTCAACACCGCGAGAGTTTCGGCGATAGTGGGCAGAAACCGCGATGTTCGACGCAACCTGCGACACGCCAAATGCAAGGCGATGCGCGACGGCGCGGCGGCCGCAACATCTTCTAGGAGCAATTTCCCGAACACTTTCAGATCACGAGCCGCGACGTTAGGGAACGCGCACGTGAGCAAGAGCAATTCGGAGGCTACCGCGTCGCGAGTTGCCGGCCTGTCGAACTCATCTAGCTGGCGCTTCAGCGTCGCCGACGCGCCGCTCGCCAGCCACTTCTCGGCGTGCGAGAGCGCGACTCGAGTATCGTGGTCCGGCTCGAATATGGCACCAGCGTACAGCGGACCGATGAACTCGGACAGCGTTGCGATCTCGCGCTCGATCCGCTCCGGTTCGCTGATGGCGGGCGCACCGGCGCGATTCTTGATGGTGATCTCGGTGCTGCTCATGGCGCCCGGCCCTCCTCGTGGAGGACGTACGGCTTGTTAAATTCCCGCCAGTGCTTCCACCATGCGCCGCCTTCAACGACTAGATGATGGTCGCGGCCGCCGGGCGATATTTGGGCCCTCAATTTTTCTTCAGACTTGCGGCCGTCAAACATATCCGTTTTTAGCCGCGCCATCGCATAGGACATGAGGTTAGTGCGGTTGTAGAACACAAACGTGCCGCCGCGCTTTTCTGATCGCCACCAGTCCCAATCTTTGCCGAGCCTTTCGCAGACTTTCTTAGCCCCCGCGACAACGGCGTCGCGATGCTTCCGTTGTAACTGCTCGCGATCCTTCGGGCACCGCATCACCATCCATGATGCGCATTGCGGGCGCTGCCAGAGTCCCGGGAAAACGTGACTGCACAACTCATTGACTGAATAAGCATTAGCGGAATCGGCAGTGAGAACGCCGGTTACAATGCGCTCAATCTCCTCACGGTGGAGCGGTTGGCTATTTGATGCTTTGCCGTCGCGCTTCATGTAGGCGCGTTGTCGGCAAGCAGCCGAGCAGTATTTGGTGTCGCGGCGCTTCGGCTTGAACTCTTTGCTGCAAGTGGCGCACGCGATCGGTCGCGCATAGTAGTCGGCCCAGTGCCGTTTGCGGGCAGCGTAGCGTGAACGCTGCGCGGCGTTTTTCTCCAACTGCTTCTGTCGATCCTTCTCGCGCTTGGCTTCCTGCTCCTTGTCCCACCGCGTCCTACATGCATCGCAGTAGAGGCTTGGGACGGTGTCGCAGCAGTCCTCACATGGGTAGGGTGGTGGTGACGGATCGTTAATTTCCCGCCGGGTGTGATTTGACGACGCGTCACTCGGCTTGGGCGGCGGCTTCGGTTCGGGCGCCGGAAACACAAACGGCTTGAGCGCCGAAAGCTCTTGCGTAACCCGCTTCGCTTCGGTTTGGCGCTCTGGGGGATGCCGATCCGGGTGCGTCAGCGCGAGAGCGGCGGTGAGTAGCTCCGAAGTTATGTCGCCAAATTCAGTTTCGGGATCGTCATAGCCCGATACGTAAAGGAGGCCGCCTAACGCCGCGGTCAGCTTCAGCGCATCGAAATCGCTACCGTGGAGACTCCCGCCCACGCTGCTGTAAGCCTTCATTGCTCTAATGAGCGTACGTCGAGCCTTGCGGCGGGGATTGTGTTCCGCGTCCCATTTGCCGATGCAGATAAGGCAACAGAACGGGCCGCCTCTTTCGCCGTGAAGCGGCAGGCAATAGTCACGCTTGCCGCATTTGGTGCAATTGCAATGAGACCCGGCGCTCATGTTCGCCACTCCGCAAGCGCGCGCCGGGCCGCGTCATAGCGCGTTAGCGCGGTAGCGTCCGCGTCCGTCGGTGACGGCGCAGAAATCTCGGGGATGCTGTTTGGTCTGACTGTGGGGAGCGCCGGGGCGCTCACACTTTGGCCCTTGAACGCGGGCCGAACTCGTGACACATAACAGCGGCGACCTTCTTGTTGACCTGCGACCTTCTGTTGACCTGACCTTGCCCGTCAGGGAAGTTTAAGCCTCGGCGCCCCGGTGCCGGGGCTTTCTCTTTTCAAGGGTTTAGGCGGCGACGTTCTGCCCGGCTTCAGAGCGGCGGATGGCGATCGGCGTCGGCGGCTCAATCCCGCGCGCCCGCATTGCTTCGCGGATCAGGCGCCGGACCACGTCGCCGGGGGTGCGCTCTTCCTGTTTTGCTATTTCCCGGACCAAGGGCCGGATGGCGGCGTCCACGTCTACAAGCCATCTAATAGTCATCTTTGAGCGCGTCCCTTCGGCGCATCGAGCACCACAACAATGGCACTCCCGGGAGTGATGTGATTCGCGATTTAGATCAGCTCCACGACAGATGCAACACATCTAAGCATCAAACAAACAGCTTTGTTTGCTCTAAAGCGCGGCTTGATGCGCTGCGCGCTGCGGTCGCCAGTTTACAGCGCGCGAAATACACTAAGCGCATCAGCGTGCGGTTAGCCGCGCTTTTACAGCGGAACGCATTGAAAACACTGGCGCGCGTGCTTACTGTCTGGGTCATGCCAGCGAAGGGAGCCGCGTTGACCGGGACGAATTCCAACACCAGGCG